GCCAATTGCGTGAGATGTGCGACGTGTCAGACCCGACTGGAAGTGAATGGAGGCGCTTATGCTGGATGATGTTTTGAATCAACTCGCCGATCACGGGCTGGAGCCACAGCAGCCGTTGACGTACGGCAAGCTGACCCGCTGCAAAACCCAACAGGACAACGGCAAGGAAAAGAACGGCTGGTACGTGCTGCACGAACACTTCACGGCTAAAGGCGAGACGCTGATTTTCGGCAGCTTCGGGGACTGGCGGTCCGGCGACTCTTATAAAGTGAAGGTCAAGCCCGGTCGTATGAGCCCCGAAGAGCGCGAGGTGATGCGGGCTCGGCAGGAAGAGGCCAAGCGCAGGGCCGCGGAGATCGCGGCCAACGCGGCGCGACGTGCGGCCAATCGGGCATCGAGTCTGTTCAAGAAAATGCCGGAGAAGGGGCGCAGCGCTTACCTGGATCGGAAACAGATTGGGGGATTCCGCGTGCGGTACGCACCGCGCTCTGGTGCGTTTCTGGTGCCAATGAGCAATGCGCGGGATCAGATCATCGGGTTGCAGGTGATCTATCCGGCCAAGCAAGAGGCTACCGGTCGCGACAAGTCCTATTGGCCTTACGGGATGTCGAAGGAGGGCGCGTTTCATCTGATCGGTCCTGACCCGGAGCCGGGTGAGCCGTTGTTGATTTGTGAGGGGTACGCGACCGGCGCGAGTCTGCACATGGCTACCTCGTTTGCTGTGGCGATTGCCTTTGACGCAGGCAATCTTCTTACGGTCGCCAAAGCCATGCGCGACCGGTTTCCCGGACGGCCGATGATCGTCTGCCGCGACGATGACTGGAAGACCAAGCGCCCTAATGGGGATGCGTGGAATCCGGGAGAAGAGAAGGCGACCAACGCCGCGTTGGTGGTGGGAGGACAGTTGGTTGCACCGACCTTTTCTGGCGAGCGCGAGATCAAGTGGACGGACTTCAACGACCTGCATTGCGCCGAGGGGCTGGACGCTGTTCGGCGTCAGGTGATGGCCGTGGTAAAGCCGCCTGCGGCCGGTGGCTGGAAAGACCAGCTCGCTCGTACTGAGAGCGGGGCGTTGATCGCTCATATGCAGAATGTTGAGCTGATCCTGGGTAACGACGAGCGCTGGGCTGGGGTGATCAGTTTCAGCGCTTTTAGCTCGAAGATCATCAAGCTGCGAGCGGCCCCTTATGGCGGGGGCACGGGCGATTGGGCCGACATCGATGACATGCGTGTGATGAAGTGGCTGGCTCAGGTGTACAACCTGCGGGTTAAGCCATCCAGCGTGATCGAGGCGGTGAGCATCGTTGCGCACGATCATGCTTTTCACCCCGTGCGCGAGTATCTGCATAAGCTGGAATGGGATCGCGTACCGCGTCTGGAGTCGTGGTTAACCGAGATCATGGGCGTGACGCCCAGCGATTACGTAAAGAAGGTCGGCAAGCGCTGGCTGATTTCGGCGGTGGCGCGTGTCATGCAGCCAGGCTGCAAAGCTGACTCGGTGCTGATCCTTGAAGGGGCGCAGGGCGCGGGTAAGTCCACCGCGATGAGTATTCTCGGCGGCGATTGGTTTATGGACACGCCTTTTGCGCTGGGCGACAAGGATGGCTTTCAGGCGATCCGGGGCAAGTGGATTGTCGAGCTGGGTGAGCTGGACAGCTTCAACAAGGCTGAGAGCACGAAGGCCAAGCAGTTTTTCTCGGCCTCCGTTGATACCTACCGCGAGAGCTACGGCCGCAGAACGAACGACGTGCCACGCCAGTGTGTTTTCGTGGGCACGACTAACCAAGACGAGTACCTCAAGGACGCTACGGGCAACCGGCGTTATTGGCCGGTTGCGTGCACGAAGGTTGAGCTGGATCGACTGCGCGAGATCCGTGATCAGCTCTGGGCTGAGGCAACGTTTTGCTATGACGCCGATGAGACCTGGTGGGTGAAACGGGAAGAGGCGGACATGTTCAGCGAGGCGCAGGACGAGCGTTTTGTGGTGGACGAGTGGGAAGGTCCGATCCTGACCTGGTTGGAAGAGTCGCAGATCGGCGAGACCGCCACGGGCAGCGAGATCCTGTCGTCGGCACTCAAGCTTGACCTGGGGCATTGGGGCAAACCCGAGCAGATGCGGGTCGGGTCGATCATGCACCGGCTTGGCTGGCGGCGAGTGCGTTTGACGCCGCTGGCGAAGAGCGGTCGCAGGCCTTGGGGTTACAAGAAGCCGGTGGGTTGGAGTGCGCCCTGTGTGCTGCAGGTCGAGAAGTTCGAGGAGCCTTGCTTCGATGATTAGGCGTATCGACACGATGCTCAAGCTTTGGGCCGAGGATCTACATACGCCCACGCAGGGTGCTTGCGGTGGCGGGAACATGATTGCGATGTTGATGGAGTGCAAAGGAGAGTTGATACGTGGCACGCGGGGCAGTCGGGTGCTGCTGGATGAATCGGCGGATGTTGAGCTGATTGTTAACAAGCATCTGGCGCCTGAGCTGGCGGTGGTGGTGCGGGAGCATTACTGCAATCGGGAGAGTTTGCTGTCGCAGAAGATGCTGCATTGCGGATGCACCGCGCCCACCTATTACCGTCGTCTGCACGACGCCCACGTTTGCATTGCTGAGCTGTTGATGGGGAAGGCCGCTTGATCCCAGGATGCGCTCTGTCCCTGTTTGACAAAGTGGCTCGCCCTGTCCCGCTGCGTTCCCAGGCAGTCGGACACGCGCGGGCCTTGTCTTTGTTGGGCTGTCCCACTGTCTTGCTTTCACACGCCCTTTCCCACGTATGTGCGAGCAGGGGACATTACGCGCGTGTTACGCGCATGCGTGCTCTTAATAATTCTTCTATATGCGAGAAAGAGTTAATAAAGGTAGGACAGTGGGGTAGAGACTTGAATCTAGAGGCTCTCAGGAGTCCTGCTTTGATTTTGACCGTTGTATTGGTAGGACAGACGCCTGAGAAGCCTAAGCCGTATGAAGGTATTCGTCGGTATTGGCGGGGCGTTCATGCTGTGTTGCCTACATATTCGTCGGTGGCATTAAAACAGGCTTGCTGCCATGAGAATCGGCCTGTAAAAAGTACACATCTTCGATAGGTGCGAGCGCAGAAAGCGCTTCAAAGGACCGGCCCAAATGGGCCGGTTTTTTTATGTCTGTGCTTCGACCCGGTACATCGCGTCACGTAAACGGATCGCTTTGATCAATGCGGGAATGGACATTCCAAATCCGCCGTACGCCACCGTATTCCATAAGCTAGCGATCAGCAGGAGAACTGCTTTCCGAGTGAGTGGATCTTGGCTTGAACCGAATTCGATGACTTGCCAGATGCTGAGGGCTGAGACCACAAAGCACATCAAGGTGGTGACGACGATTGTGGTTTTTGTGAACCATGTCTTCAACCTACCCAATACCCTTTGCTGGTCTTCGGCCGGCGTCAGGATCCAGTCTTTAACGAACTTGAATATCCCACCTAGTGATACCAGCACTGCCAGCACCTTGCCGATGTTTTCGATCATTTCCATGGCGAGTTCCAACTCCCAAAATAACTACGCTGATCTACAACATCGGCTGATCCTGCTATTCCCTGAGAGGTTTTATGACAAACGAACAACAAGCCCTTGCCGACATGCCCATCTTGATGGTGATCATCCTCTCCCTCGTCGGTGGCATCTCCGGTGAGATGTGGCGAGCCGACAAGGCGGGAATGCGCGGATGGTCGCTGATTCGCAGGCTGGCTTTGCGGTCCGGGGCGTGCATTGTTTGTGGTGTGTCCACCACGATGCTGCTCTACGCCGCTGGCGTGTCGATGATCACCGCCAGCGCGGCGGGCTGCCTGACCGCGATGGCGGGGGCAGATGTCGCTATCGGGTTGTACGAGCGTTGGGTGGCGAAGCGGCTAGGGGTCTGCGATGCGACTTCGGCTCCTGGCGAAAATCGGTCGTGAACCCGACGCGGATGCCGATTTCACGCAGAAACGGGGCCGGGGACCCTACGGCACTCCCGAGGGTACGGGGCAGGGAACCCGCGGGACTTTGTTAGCCGCAGGTTCACCAGCTTAGTGAACTGAGGTGAACAAGTGAACTGCCCGTATTCATTGGGTGAACAGGACTTTTCGACATGACAGTCATCAGCAAAACGGAGTTTGCAGCGCGACGCGGATGGGTCAAATCCTACGTTTCCAAACTGGCGAAACAGGGGCGACTGGTCGAAACCGAAGACGGCAAGATCGACCTCGAAGCAACCGAGCTTCTTCTTGCCGAGTCTGCCGACCCCAGCAAAGCAGCCGTCTCCGCCCGGCATGAGTCGGCCAGAGTCGAACGTGACGTGCGTACCGAGCTAAAAATCAGCGCCGAAACACCTGCGGTGCCGCTTACCGGCAAAGCGCCCGACTTCCAGAAGGCCCGGGCTCACCGCGAACACTTTCTCGCGCAGCTGGCCGAGGCCGAGTTCTACAAAGTCCAAGGCAACCTGGTCGAGCGCGAAGCCGTCGCGAAAGCTGCCTTCACAGCCGGTCGCATGGTACGGGACCTGATGTTCGGCCTATCACCACAACTGGCGCCTGAGCTGGCCTCCATGAGCGACCCCTGGCAAATCGAAAAACACCTGACGGGCACGTTCCGCCGAGTCTTCGACGACGCGATCCGCTTGAATTCCGCTGACCTTGAACGCGCCATAACCCCGAGCTGACCCCATGACCCTTGAATGCGCTGACGGTGCCGACGTGTACTGCGAGGCGTATTTTCGAGGGCTACAACCCGACCCGGATCTGTGGGTCGATGAGTGGGCCGACGAATACAT